TCAGAACCTTATACCCCAAAGCCACAAACTATCTCCGAGCCTCGAAGCCAAGCGCCGAGCCAAGCGCCGAGCCAAGCGCTAGATGACGAAATACCGTTCTAAGCAACACCTATCAAGGGTGAGGGGGAAGCCGTGTCTTATTTGCGGCTCTCCCTACTCCTCTGCTCACCATTTGCGCTTTACCGAACCAAGAGCTATGGGCAAAAAGGTGAGTGACGCGAATACAGTTCCCCTATGCCACGAACACCACATGGAGCTTCATGCCCACGGCAGGGGTGAAAAGTCATGGTGGGCCTCGCAGGGCGTTGACCCAATTGAGTGGCTATCAAAATTTCTTGGAGAGTTGAGCAGGGGATTTAAAGAATATGGCTGATGTAAACAATGATATTCGGAAAAATGCTTATAAATTTGAATGTATGTTCCAATCTCTCAGAAAAACCAAGGAACATATCTCCCTAACCATCGCCATCCACCCCAATGATGTGCCAAGAGATTTGCTGGCTGATCCAATTGGATCAAGATATATGGCTGCGCTGGTGCGGATAGATGACAACGAGGAAATCATCCCGCCACCTATGCAAATGACAGCCGACAGGCTCGTACAGTCCGCTGGAATGCTTTGCCGACAGGAAAGGTTTCAAAGATGGCTCGTTGAGAGCGGCTGTGGAAATGAAATAAGTGAGGAATCTGCAAGCAAATATTTACGGCGGCTACTAGGAATTTCCTCTCGCCGACAAATAGGAGAAGAGGAACAAGCGGCAGAGCATTTTCGGAAGATCAAAGAGAAGTATGAATCAGGACAACTGTTAGGGAAATCCGACAATGCTTAAATCATTTTTTGATCGCGTTAGCGACATTGTGACGAATGATCGCAGTAATGATTACGGCGATCCTGTGCTAAATCATATGCGAATTGCCGATTTATGGAATGTATGGCTCAACAACCGCACATGGGGTCCAGAGATCACCCCCTATGATGTTTCCATGATGATGAATCTGGTCAAATTTGCACGATGCCAACATAAACCGATGACTTCCTCTCACGAAGATATCGCAGGATACGCAGCGGTGAGCGATTTCATCTGCGAGAAACTGAAAGAGGCCATAAATGAGCGGAGCGAGGGGCAGACCCCACAAGATTCCCAGGAGCCGAACATACAATCTCACGTTCAGTATCGACCAAGTGAAGAAAGTGAGGAAGAGAGCGAAAAAACTGGGGGTGTCGGCTCCAACCCTGATCAGAGAAGCGGTTAAGGTTTACCTCGAAGATGGGGCAATAGAAACAAAACCCGTTTCATCAGACGGGTGGTTTTTAGGGAAATACCCCGAGAAAGAGGCCGAGTTATCCGATCTTGCTGGTTTTTTTGGATTCAAAGATGGTGTTGAGGATGCGCTGGAAGCACTCAAGAAAGAGTTCACTCATACTAAATACGCCAGCGGTAAAACACTGGGGGAAGTCGCCGCAGAAAGGGTTGAAGAACGGTTAAGAAAGGAGAAAAAATATGGCATTCCGCCACCGGAGCGCGGTGATGGGTGGGGAGAACAGATAACAGAATCCTCCCAAGGAGAAAAAGGTGGCTAATCTAAGAAAGCGCAGCAAGGAAGACCGCTCGATTGGCTACACAGATTGGCACCGCAAGATTGGCCCCGAGTTCGCCTGTCAGGACATCGATCAAATCGAATACAGAATTATTGATGGCGAAATCACACCTATTCTCATGCTGGAACTCACTCGCTATGATTACGAGGACGAACCAGCAGATCGATATTTCAACGCGATTTTGGAGCGCTTTAATAAATCCCAGCGAAAAGCTGCCACATGTTTTGCCGATTTACTCGGTGTGGACTGCGTGATTGTTTTATTCAAATTTGATCTGACGCAATTTTGGCTGTTCAACCTCACGACAGACCAAGGTTGGTATTCCCTTGATGAAGATGGCTATAAGAAATGGCTCAGGGAACATAAAGGAAGAGGGGGGGTTGACAAGACCCCCCCTCATTGAGGTGAACATCATACAAATCCTGTAAGGAAACACATATGAATATGATGAAACTAAACACCCTAGAAGAAATTGTCCAACATTATTTCAATCAGCACCAAAATGGTACTATTTCGGCTGCACGGGCTAAATCGGCATGGAGGAATATGGCTCCCACACTGGGGAAAATAAAGATCAAAGCCCTGACTGGACAACATATATCCAGTTACACCAACCGCCGCCAGGCTGCACCTGGCACAATAAATTACGAGTTGGGAGTTCTATCTGCCGCGCTGCGCTGGGCCAACAGGGAATCATATATTGATCGGTCAATTCTTATTAACCGCCTCCCCGCTACCGAGGCCCGTCAGCGCTTCCTGACGAAAGATGAATGCAAAAAACTTATTCAGGCTTCAAAAAAATACCCGCATCTATACGCATTTGTCGGTCTGGCTCTACTGACGGGACAGAGAAAAGAGGCAATTCTGGGGCTGAAATGGGATCAGGTTTTTTGGGATCAGGGGTTTGTGGACTTCAACGACCCGTCGTCGCCAGACCATGCCAGAAGAAAAAACAGAGGGATCGTTCCTCTGGGGGGTGAATTGCGGCAGTTTCTTGAAAACCACAAGAGCGATTGCCCATATGTTGTGAACAAGAGCGGCAGGCGGATTAGAGATTTCAGGAAGTCATGGATGGGGATGGTTGAGAAAGCGGGCCTCGCTGACGTGACACCACACGTTCTGAGACATACCGTTGCATCGCATCTCGTCATGGATGGTGCAGCAATTATTGACGTGGCGAGGTTGCTCGGGCACAAGGACAGTAGGATAACCGAAAAGGTGTACGCAAAGTTTTCGCCAGACTATTTAAAAGCCGTGTCGGAACGGCTGTCTATAGCGGCCTAATTGCCCTGATCTTCAGCACTGTTGGAGTGTTGGTGTGGATTGTTTTCTGCTGTTTCGCCATCACAGCAATCATAAACAGGGCGCTTACAAACGGGGCAGCCAAGGTGCGCGTGTATTTCGATTAAGCGGGTGATTTTCCCGCACCACGGGCATTCGATTTGATCGCCAACACGGTGATATAGAAAACTCGCGGGTTCACTTTTTCCCTGTTCCATAGAATTTTTTCTCCCATTTCCGATGTCTGAGAAGAGGAATCCAAACATATGGAAAAATTCTGGATATCTTGATGATAAATTTGTTAATGATGTGAAGATGAAATGGAAGCGGCTTTAAAATATCCATAAACAAAACGGCTCTTATTCTATCGGAATCATTGACGGCAAAATGTTGGTATGTGTCGTCAAAGAAAAGAAGATCGCCTTCCCTCCACCGACCTATTTTGCCCCCCACATTTATGTAACAAAGGTCTGGGTCTGTAATATCCAGCCCCAGGTGCAATCTCAGGACACCGGAATAGGGTCCGCTGTGGGGGTTTAGCTTTTTGTGCGGGCCAAGAACACTGATGTATGCACTTATAACATAGGGATGTTTTCTCAGGATTTTTACCGTGTTCGGCATCTGTCGGCAATTCTTATGGAACCAAATTCCCGCTCCGCGCAAGAAAAACAATCGCCACTTATCATCATTGGAGATGTAAGTCTGATGCGGGCTTATTGTTTGAAATGGAGCGAAATCATCATATCTCTTGATAATCCGATCATACTCCATGCGAATAAGTTTGAAGCTGTCTTTAAAATCCCGCGCTATGGGAAGGATTTCAGGATCATAGAATTTTTTAGCGCCAAACTTATTACCCTTGCGAAATCTTGGGCCTAACACTTTTTCAATAATTAGCATTAGTCGGCAAATACTACCTTTTGAGTTCAGTAATATGGCTTGTTTTATCCTGACTGCTACGGCTTGATCCAAGCCAGAAATTACAGACCTGGGTAAAGGCGGCGGCAAGCGTTCCTAATAAGATGTAGATAATCTCACTGTTGTCCAGTGGAATAGGATTGCCCAGAATCAACCAGAGCATGATGCCAAAACCAACGACCACCAACACACTCATGGCGCAAACCGCCCATGCATGAAGGGAGGAACGGCTCGCCATATTACGCGCCGACATCCTATCCTGTGCGTGAATCTTTACAGACTCAAGCCGCTCGTGGCTGAGTTGCATCTGGAGTTCAATCTGCAAATCGGGATTTGCGCGGAACTTCTTGATGGCCTCAATCCCCTCCGCTTCAGAGGCGATGTTTATCCCCGCAATCGAGGAAGCTACACTCACGACCCTTTCAGCAACCTTTTCAGCATCCCTTCCGACTAATCTGCCTACAAGATCGGGCAGAAATTCGGAAGCCAAAGTCATAGCGATGGGGATGAGGCCAGCAAGCATTAAATGACACCCTTTTCGCGAAGGATCATTGCGACACCAGCGACTGCAATTCCACCGACTGCCACCCAAAAATTATCTACAAGTATTGCCACGCCAATACATACCACCGCCATCGCGGCCCATGTGCTTGGCTCAGACACTCGATTCGTCATCCATTTTGCGATATCCATTTCTTCTCCTCGACTTCCTATGGAAGCTCACCAGTTTCAATCATTGTCGCAATCGTTTTGCTGCGATTGGGCAACTGCTTTGCGTATTGGGAATTTAAAAGCTCTTTTGCCACCTGCGACCATTTCACCTTACCATCGGTGGCTCTTTCCCACAAATCCATCGTTTTTCTGAATGATAACAGTGTGTTAATGCCTAAATTAAAATGCAAATCTATAATGGCGTGTTGCCTTGCATCGTTCCCTTTGCGCCACCAAGGGAGGACTTTGTCGAGTTCGGAGATGCATATGTCGATATCCTCATCCAGCATGTCAACAGCAGTTTCTATCGAGATTCCCCTACTCGATAAATTGTGCCCCACGCCAATTGTCCATTTCCCAGCACTGCATTTATACAGTTCAAGTTTCATGCCCTCGTGCTGGATCAACTGTTTTTTCAGTTGGGCAATATCCATTACCGCATTTCCGCTCTGATTTCCCTTACCATTTCACGAATGCCCTTTAGCAGCGCAGCTTCAGTTTTCTTTATGCCTAACAATCTGGACTGCTTATCATCAGGTGACATGACCCGACTATGCCTTATTCGCATCTTATTTGTTCTCAATTGAGCAAGCCGCTTGTCGATATATTTTATCCGCCCCTTGCGGTTGAGAATAGCCCAGTTTTCCTTACGGATTTCTGCAATTGCTTCCCACTGCCCAGTTTTGCGATTGACTGCGATAGAATTGGTTAGGGAATCCAAGGTCTCTCTGAGCGCATAAAACTCCTGTCGGTCACCGCCAGGGAACTCATCCTGCAAAAATCTTCGCAAAAACGGATATTCATTAAGGTTCATTGTTGGCGCATCTGGGTATCCCGCCAAATTTCTCGTCACTGAATCTATTGCTGTCATTGCGTACATGCCCAGCGTGCCCGTGTACCCTGTAATGACGTGTTCGATTTGCTCGGCATCGATCCCCGTGAGCTTTGCAAGCTCCACAGCCGCTTCACTGGTTCCAACTCTCGCCAGTTCTGGCGCATCGGCCTTCGAATAAAACGGAACAATCGGTTTACCCCTGTACATATCGAGATTAACCGCTGTTTCGATGAGCGGAAGCATGAACTGGGGGATAATGTTCATATTAAGAGTGCCGGTGGCCGCTCTCCCTAATGCCTTTGCAAAGTCCATGAAATCATCTGTTCCCATTATCAGGCGAATAAGCCTTTCTGGGATGGTTTTCGTTATGAGGCCCACCTCAAAAGCAATCGGGAGTTTGGGCACATAAGACACTGTTTCAGGATCGAGACCCCACCACTGCGGTTTTGATATGAAATTCATATCGCGTTGTTCATCTGTGGCATTTGCATACCAGGGATCGTCGTCTGGATCATTGCTGTGCGATAATGTGTATGCCGCCGATAAAGCGGTTAGTGTGAGCATCCTGAAAATGAACCGCTTTTTCCTGATGTTTACATCCATTCCCGTGACGCCCGCCTTGCCAAGGGGACTACCACGCCACAGGACATCAAGTCCTTGGATGCGAGCGTTCAAAAATGGCACTAGCGCTGTGAGCGTGTTTACAGCCTTGCTGGCACCTTTCCTGCTGAAGTTAATGACTTCAAGCGCCTCATATGCAGCCTGAGCCTCATTTCCCGTTTCTCTCAGCACTCTATTGTAGACAGCGATGCGAGTTGCCATGTCCGATGCCACAGTAACATCATCAGCGAACTGCCAGAGTTTTGTGAGCGGGGCGATTGGCGAGCTTAGACTCGGAATCCATCCCTTCAATAGATAATCTTCAGCAGAGCCAGCCCCAGCGACACCCTTACGCATGTACTTTTTAAGTGCCTTCATTGCGTCTTTGGGATCGTTCTTGAAATCATACCCACCATAAACGCCAGATGCGCGTAAGGAATCAGCGGCACTTGTGCCACCGACCGCTTGCACAAACCCAAGTGTGGTTCCAATAACGGGCCACACATTCTGACCAGAGGTCGCCCATGCACTGAGCGTGTCGCGGAAGAGGTTGGCTATCAAGAAATCTGGACTCTTGGTAATTAATTCCCTGAGAATATGGGCGGGCGTTGTCATAATTGACATGAAGAAGGGGTTTTGATCTTCTGCGGTAACCTGCAAGGAATTAAATAAGAGCCTGTCGTCGGTGTGGAACCACATGGTTTTACCATCGACACGGACACCAATTTGGGTTGTCGATGGTGAACTTTTCTCTTCCCCTGGCTTCATCCTTCTTGCCATGCCCAGCCGCACCAGATCTCTAATGGCACGCTGCACGGCGATGTTCCGCATAGAGGCTGTAATGGCGGCATTCGCATTGCGAAGGATGTTAGTCATGGGGTCTTGGATTCGTTGCGTGCCACCCGCCACCCTGATATCAGCTACGCTTAGTTTTCCATCTGCAATAGGTTTCTTATTTAACTTTCTGAGTTCTTCCTGGCGCTTGTAAGCCTCTTCCTTGGTCTTGAAAGTTTGGACATCCCTTACATTTCCGACCATGACGAAAAAGGTTACCCTGCCGCCCTTCAACTCCCTCGGAGTGGGAATGTTATAAAGATTGTCGAACAAATTGTTATTCGGGTTAACTAAGGCGAAAATACTATCCTGATCCTTTACATCCGAAACGCCGTAAATTACATTGCCGTCAAGACCCCCTCCCCTGACATCATCGACATAAAGCTCACGATGGAATGGCAGGTAATCTCCGTTGTCTCTCCACAACTGCCCCGCTTCCTCAGAGATTAAGCCCGTATCAACCATCATATTGATTAGTGTGTTGTTCAGTTTTTGGTAATCATCATAAACCTGTGTGATGATCGAATTGCCGTCTTTATCTAAATATTGGGGCTTGTCTGCAATCGCCAGACCCTGTGCTATGTCTTTTTCCGTCATTAATTCTTCGCGCTCTTCAGCGAGAAGGCGTTTGGCGCGGCGCGCGGCGGAGTAAATTTCCCATGCATCAAAACCACCCCGTTTTCTCAGCCTCATAAGAGGATAGAAAACCTGCATGAACCCCTTGATTGGGTCGTCAGGATCATACTTTGCGCGGCGTCTCAAATCATTGAGGTCTTCCCTTCTCAGATGAGCAATCTCAGGCGGTGCGCCAGCCACAAGTCTGTCATTGATCGTGTGGAAGAACCCCCGACTGTACATAAGCGGGCCAGCGGTGAGGAATTGCTGCATGAGACCAGCCGACCTGTCGAGTAGAGAGAACATCGCCGATGCACTGGAGTCAGCGAAAATCTCCTCGTAGAGTTCGGGCATCTGTTTGCGTAGCTCTACCTCACCGGCCCTTATGCTCTCCCACCTATCAACAAATTTCCACCTGAACCTGCTCGGTTTAGATTGCAGGTCCGTGTAGCGGAATAAGCCGAATATGTATTCACCGAAGCTCTTCCTGGGCCTGTCTTGAGGATTGCTGAGTATCTTATTGCGAAGATTCTTGTCTTCTGAATCAAGTCCACCTGGATTGTCCAGCGACCATCTTTCGGTATTTTTTCTATCTATGGTCTCTCTTGGTTTTGCTTCGTAAGCCGCCTTCTGTGCCGTTGTGCTGACAGACGGGTTAATAATCTGTGACTTCCTGACGGCAAGTTTCCCACGTTGCGAGGGAAGCGCATACGCCGTGGTAACAGATGCAAAATTTTTGCCGTGTAAATCTAAATGGCGATATTGCTTTCTGAACTCTTCTACATTGATTTCCTGAAGCACCAATGTCCCAGGAACCACCCAATTTTTATTCCACCACCTGATTACAAGTTTTTCACCACGAATGTCATCTGTAAATTCCGAGGTCTGAAACACTTCAAAATTAGCTTTTTTCAAAGTGCCCTGGATTCTATTGGCGTGGTACATGTTGAGCATCCCACTGATGAAGTCATCAATGGTGTTGTAGTTTGTATTCCTGACTATATCTTTATCGTGTTTTTTTGTGTGCCGAAGACCCCATCCGACATCCTTGCCTTTGGCTGGGCTAAATTGATTATGCCCAAGCGTCATAACAACGGGATATTTTTTCCCGTTTATAACGGCGACCGTAACTCCACCATTATATCCATTGATTGGTGTAAAGGAGTCTTCCTTGACATCCGTAAAGCCAGAATAAATCCCTCGCAATTCATCGGCTTTTTTCTGGAGGTCTCTCTCGCTTCTGCGTTTCTCCTGAACTCTTTTGCGATCAATAAATCCTAAGAGGTCGTCTTCAACGGAGTATTTTTTCTGACTCTGGTATTGCTCTTCC